AACCGAATAAATAAATCTGCGATCTTTCGTGCGGTCGCTTCAAAAGTCGGAACTTACAAGCACCCCTTGACGGGGTGCTTTTTTATGCTATAATTTTTGAAGAACCAATGAGTTCTATTAAACAACTAGCCCCGGAGGCAACATGTTAGATACAGAATTTTTTCCTAAACCTAACCCTAGGAAAAAGAAATTCAAGAATTATAAATTTGATATAGATAGTGTAGAAAATTTTCTAAAAGGAGAAATTGTAAGACCAACCTGGGATCATAATAGAGAGGAATCTTTATATGCTTCATGCGTTAAAACGGAAAGGTGGGCAGATATGCACCCAGACCAACGAGAAGATTTCTGTAAGTGTGGACGCATTGCTTTACAGAATATTAATCGTAAGTATGGAAAAGGTATGGACATTGCTGCCTATCATTTTCCTGGATTAAAACGAAGTGTTGTTAGTAAAGGTTACTATTGGGATCCTGGTTTTTGATGTAATTTACCCTTCTTACCAATATTGTATTTGGTTTCAAGAACCCAATCTGACTTATCTTTAATACAAGCACCCTTGACGGGTGCTTTTTTTATGTCATAATATTCTTGTTCGGAGACCCGAACTATAGTAGTTGACAATTTTTTTGAAAACTGTTATAAATAGTGTACGAACAACGAAAGGCGTTCGGTTCTACTGAAAAGTAAGAACAACCAAAGCAAAATCTAACCGAGAGGTAATACATGTCTAACATGGATGAACTTCGCTATCTTAAAGATGTAGCGAATGATCCCGCGCTTGAAAACGCGAAAAGAAAATTCAAGAAGGGACTTAAAAAGCACAAGAAAAAACTTAAAAAAGGCACCCGCAAATCATCCGAACTCCAGACCGCAAGAAAGTGGAATAGGACGATTAGTGGAAACGCCATTATCAAATATGAGCAGTACGATCCAGAACTTGCCACAGTAGTTGTGGTATCTGTTCGACCGGAGCATCTTGGTGGTGCTATTGTTGTTGTGGATGGACAACACACTGGGATGATGGATATTCTCGGTGAATGTGATGAGGATCTTGATACTCTTGAACTGCACCACAGCGAAGATGCGACACTTGAAGAAGTTCAAGAGGCAGAGGCACGTCTCTACAAAGCACTGAATACCCAACGTAAAAATCCCTCTAAGTTGGATATCATTCGCAATGATATCTTTCTGGAAGAATCATATGCAATTCTGTTTGAGAACATTTTAAAACTTTGTAATCTCAATGTCGATGGAATTGGTGCTGTTGATGGTAATGTCATCAGTGGATCTGGTGCTCGTATTATCAAAACCATTGAGCAATACGGTGATGATTTCTCTAGTTACATCCCAAGAGCAGTAGATTTTATGCGTGATACTTGGGGATCTGATGACAATCCTCTCCTTGATATTCGTGATGATATGATTCATGGTCTCACTACACTTTTTGTGTTTCTTGATAAAGCAGGAAAAGTTGAAGGTGGAACTTCAAATGGATTAAATGGTAAGAAAAAGCAGATGTTATCCTGGATGAATTCTGAAATGGGTAAAACATCTATGAGAAAGTACTATCACAACTCTGCTGGTGGCAACACACAATTCAAGATTGTGCATAACATTGTGAATGAGTATAACTTTTGGGCAGAAGAAAATGCACCCACGATGACTATTACCAAAGATTATTTGCATCAGAATGGTATTCTTGATCCCACCAAAATGCTAACAAAAGCAGAAAGAAAAGACCTACCAACTTTCCCTGCTGATATTAAGATCTGAGGTAAACCGAATAAAAAATTACGGGGTTCACTACCTCGTTTTTTTATATTCTATGTTATAAATATATGTGGATGCCTTCGGGGTCCACACAATCAAATCTCGCTTTAAAAGGAGAAGTACAAATGGGAAACCTTACACGTTACGGTGCTGCGGATCTGCCTGCCTTGATAGACCGTATAAATAAGAATAGTATTGGTATGGATGAATACTTTAGTAGGTTGTTTGATCTGCAAGAAACAACTACTAATTACCCACCATACAATCTAGTGACAGTCAGCAACGTAGAATCTAGACTGGAACTAGCACTCGCAGGTTTTAAAAAGAAGCAAGTAAATGTCTACACACAAGACGGAAAACTCTTTGTCGAAGGGCAACGAGAAGATGAAGAAACTGAAACGGAATACGTCCATCGAGGAGTGGCTGCTCGATCTTTCACTAGATCATGGACCCTCAGTGACGAGACGGAAGTTAGATCAGTTAGCTTTGAGGATGGGTTGCTGAGTATTACACTTGGAAAAGTGGTCCCTGAAGCACATAAACGGAAGGATTGGTTCTAAATAGAACTGAATATCGTCGTCGCAGACGGAGGGGTAACTGGTCAAATCCAGTTGACGCCCCTCTTTTTTATTGCTAAAATGTATGAAGGAATGCACTGAAAATGACTGTAAAACTTACTTTACTGAAATCTGGAGAGGATGTCATCGCTGATGTTGAAGAAATGATTGTGTCTGAAAGAGTTGTCGGATACTTTCTTACCAACCCTTGCGTTGTTAAAATTCTTGCAAAAGAAACCGAAAGTGGTGAAAAGATGCCTTGCAAACTTCAATTGACACCTTGGATGCCACTTACAACTGATAAGAAAATTCCCATCGCTGCAGATTGGCTAATTACTATGGTTGAACCAATAGCACAACTAAAACAAATGTATGAAAATGGAGTTATGAAAGATGGAGAAGAAGGTGATCAAACTGATAGTGTTGATGAACAATCGGACTCTGATCAGTCAGATTGAAGAAGTTGGTGCTGATATTGGGCAACCTGATTGTAAGTTAATCGATCCATTTGTGGTTGACTCTAACAAAACGCTTTCACCATTTCTTTGTGGACTTACCAAAGAAAATACTTTTATGATGAGTTCAGACAAGATCTTAACTCTTGCAGATCCACTTCCAACATTACTTGAAAAATACGAGGAATTAATTGACTAATGGCACTTTCAAAATCAGTAGAAGATTCTTTAAAAGAAGCAGAATCAAACCTTAGAAATGCACTTGCTTTTGCGGCACGTCAAGAGCGCCCAATGGTTTGCAACATGATTGCAGAACTTATTGGTAAGATTGATAATCTCCAAACCATGGATTCTATTTTTGATAAAATTGAAAGTAGGAAAGATGGAGACAGTGGTCTTTTCGGTACATTTTTTAGTGATGATGAGGAATGAAGTTTTATACAAATGTTCAGATGATCGGGAATCAAATCTTGGTTCGTGGTGTTGATAATGGACAACGTTATGAAGCAAGAGATGAATTTTATCCTACCCTCTTTGTAAAGTCGAAACGCGAAACAAAATATAAAACTCTAACTGGAGATAGTGTAGAACAAATCAAACCAGGAACTATTCGAGAAAGTAGAGAGTTCCTCAAAAAATATGACGATATTGATGGGTTTGAAGTATACGGAAATGAAAGATATATCTATCAGTATATTTCAGAAAAATATCCTGAAGATGAAATCAAGTTTGATATCAAACAGATCAAACTAGTGACTATTGATATTGAGGTTTCTTCTGAGCACGGATTCCCAGATGTTGAATCTTGTCAGGAAGAAATTCTTGCGATTACAATACAGGATTATGCCACCAAGAAAATTACAACTTGGGGTGTAAAACCATTTGTCAATAAGCAAGACAATGTGACTTATTATCACTGCCCTTCAGAGCATGAATTGTTGAGTCATTTTATCAATCACTGGATGAATGATGTTCCTGATGTAATTACTGGTTGGAACTGTCAGTTGTATGATATTCCATACATCTGTAAGCGTATTCGTCGTGTCCTTGGTGAAAAGTTGATGAAGCGATTCTCGCACTGGGGATTGGTTACTGAAGGTGAAACATACATCAATGGTAGAAAGTTCACTACATTTGAAGTGGCAGGAGTTACTATCCTTGACTATCTTGATCTGTATAAGAAGTTCACATACAAGGCACAGGAATCATATCGTCTTGATTATATTGCTAGTGTTGAGTTGGGTCAGAAGAAACTTGACCACTCTGAATTTGATACCTTCAAAGATTTTTATACTAAAGGATGGCAGAAGTTTATTGAATATAACATCGTTGACGTAGAACTTGTTGACCGATTGGAAAGCAAGATGAAACTGATTGAACTTGCTTTGACTATGGCATACGAAGCCAAAGTTAATTATGCTGATGTGTTCTATCAGGTACGGATGTGGGACAATATTATCTACAACTATCTGAAGAAGCGGAATATTGTCATCCCACCAAAAATTCGTTCAAGTAAAGATGAAAAGTATGCGGGTGCATATGTCAAGGAACCGATTCCAGGAAAGTATGATTGGGTGGTCAGCTTTGACCTTAATAGTCTGTACCCTCATCTTATTATGCAGTATAACATCTCACCAGAGACATTACTTGAGGAACGGCATCCCACGGTTACAGTTGATCGAATCCTTAATGAAGAAATAAATTTTGAACTTTATAAGGACAATGCCATCTGCGCTAATGGTGCAATGTTCCGAAAAGATGTGAAGGGATTTCTTCCAAAACTGATGGAGAAAATGTATGGGGATCGTGTCATCTTCAAGAAGAAAATGCTTGAAGCCAAGCAGCAGTATGAGAAGACGCCTACTGTTGCACTTGAAAAAGAAATCGCCAGATGTAACAACATTCAGATGGCGAAGAAGATTTCTCTTAACTCTGCTTATGGTGCTATTGGTAATCAATACTTCAGGTATTACAAATTAGCAAATGCTGAAGCAATTACTTTGTCTGGACAGGTGTCAATTCGTTGGATTGAAGGTAAGATGAATGGGTATCTAAATAAACTTTTGCAGACTGAGGAAGTTGATTATGTCATTGCATCTGACACCGATTCAATCTATCTTAATATGGGACCTCTTGTTGATAAATTTTTTAGTAACAAGTCTGGCGATAAAGCAGAAATTGTTTCAATACTTGATAAGATCTGTGAAGACAAGTTGGAACCATTCATCGAACAGTCTTATCAGAAACTTGCGGATTACGTTTCGGCATATGAACAGAAAATGCAAATGAAGCGTGAGAATATCGCTGATCGTGGTATTTGGACTGCGAAGAAGCGATATATCCTTAATGTGTGGAACAGTGAAGGTGTTCAATATACTGAACCTAAACTTAAGGTTATGGGTATTGAATCGGTTAAATCATCAACACCTGCACCTTGTCGTCAGATGCTCAAGGATGCATTTAAACTTTTGATGACGGCAACTGAAGATGATGTCATTGACTTTATTGAAAGTTCTAGAAAGAAGTTCAGGTCACTTCCTCCCGAAGATATTTCTTTCCCTCGTTCTGCATCTGATGTTGTGAAATATAAATCATCATCTGACATCTATGTAAAAGGAACACCAATTCATGTTCGTGGTGCTCTTTTATATAATCACTATATCAAACAAAAGAAACTTACTAACAAGTATTCTTACATACAGAATGGTGAAAAAATTAAATTCTGCTATTTGAAAAAACCAAATATTATTCATGAAAATGTAATTTCTTTCATCCAAGAATTTCCAAAAGAACTTGGAATTGACAATTACATTGATTATGACTTACAATTTGATAAGTCATTTCTTGAACCACTTAAAGTTATCTTAGATGCTATTGGGTGGAAAGTTGAAAAAAGCGTAAACCTAGAATCATTCTTTTCCTAATGGAACTTCCTATCAACGACAAAGAACTAGCAACAATCGTAAGTGCTCTTCGCCTTGGTGGGGATGTTGCTTTATATCAAAAATTGAATATTGTTAAAGATCTTCGTAAAGATAACCCAGATAACTATAAGACAGTTGCTAAAAAAAGATTTGGATTTGTTCTGTGATGGAAATCATTAATGAAGAATTTAGGATATTATCCATTAAAAACTTTTTCAATCCTGATGAGAGAGAAAAAGAATGGATGAAGGTAATGGTAGACCTTAATAAAGAAATCTATCATAACCCAGTAGCTACAAAATTAGGTCCATACAATTGGGGTGTAATAGATGGTGAGATATCATTATTTGACGATCTATATCAAAAATACTTAGAATGTTGTTTTGATATTTTTGGAAAATTTGTTGTTTCCCCTGCAAACGTATCTACTTGCTATTCATATCGTGGAAACAAAAAAGATATGGGGGAGAGAATACCAAATTGGTGGCATGATCATCGTAAAACATCATCAATAAATTCCGTATATTATCTTGAAGTTTTTGAGGATGGTATCACTTTTGCAAAGGATATAAACAATGATTATATTATGAAACATTTTTTGGAATATGGAAAAATGCCTGACACAACAAAGACATTTGACTACCTCCCAGAAAATGGAGAATTGATTATCTTCCCGCCAGATTTACTCCATGCAGCGCAACCAAATAGATCGCTTGATTTTAGGTATTCACTTAATATGGAATTAAAATCAGATAACTGCTCAAAAGAATTGTTTGATAGAGTTTTTTAAATATGGATTTTTTAAAAGAAATTGTAAAAGAGATCGGAGATGACTACACAAAACTTGCATCCGATATTGATGATACTGAAAAATTTGTTGACACGGGTTCGTACATTTTTAACGGACTTGTTTCAGGGAGTATTTTTGGTGGTGTATCTGGGAATAAGATTACTGCCATTGCTGGCGAGTCTAGCACTGGAAAAACTTTTTTCTCACTTGCGGTTGTCAAGAACTTCCTGGATTCTAATCCTGACGGTATGTGCTTATATTTCGATACTGAAGCCGCTGTTAACAAGTCTCTTATTTCAAGTCGCGGGATCGACATGGACAGACTTGTTGTTGTCAATGTAGTAACTATTGAAGAGTTCCGAAGTAAAGCACTTCGGGCGGTAGATATGTATTTGAAGACTGAAGAAGATGAGCGTAAACCTTGTATGTTTGTTTTAGATTCTTTGGGTATGCTTTCTACTGAGAAAGAAATCACCGATGCACTGAATGATAAACAGGTTCGTGATATGACCAAATCACAATTGGTTAAAGGTGCATTCCGTATGCTTACTCTTAAATTGGGTCAAGCAAATATTCCTATGATCGTTACCAACCATACTTACGATGTTATTGGCGCTTATGTCCCTACAAAAGAAATGGGTGGAGGCAGTGGACTCAAGTATGCTGCGTCTACAATCATCTATCTCAGCAAGAAAAAAGAGAAAGATGGAACAGAAATCGTTGGAAATCTTATCAAGGCAAAGACTGCTAAGTCGCGTTTAAGTAAGGAGAATAAAGATGTTACGGTGCGTCTCTATTACGATGATCGTGGTCTTGATAGATATTATGGTCTTCTTGAACTCGGTGAGATTGGCGGACTTTGGAAGAACGTTGCTGGTCGATATGAAATGAATGGTAAAAAAGTTTATGCAAAAGCAATTCTGAAAGACCCAGAAACATATTTTACTGATGAAGTAATGGAGAAACTCGATGAAATCGCAAAAGAACAATTTTCATATGGTTCGTCAGTATGACGAAATTATTCCAAAAGAAGTATGTGAAGCATTAATTGAAATATTTGAAGTAAACACTCAAGGACATCAAAAAATAAATTCAGATTACAAACCTTCTTTTACACAATTAAATGTTAATGAGCACGTTTCTTCTTTGGTTCCTGGTCTAGTTCAATATACTAAAGAAGCATATGATAAGTATGTTGCAGATATTTCTTCTCCATATATTCCAAGGATGGATTATATGGAAGAGTTTCGTATAAAAAGATATTGTCCTGGTGGAGAGGAAAGGTTTGACGAACATGTAGATGTAAGGAGTCATGCTTCCGCAAAAAGATGCATCGCATTTATTTTTTACTTAAATGATTGTGATGGAGATACTGTATTTTCGCGACATGAGTTGAAGGTAAAACCAAGTTGTGGTAAAGTGGTTGTGTTTCCTCCCACCTGGGAATATCCTCATAGTGGATTAGCACCTAAAGACGGGAACAAATATATTTTGAGTACTTACATTCACTATGGATAAAGTTGAAGTATTGATTCTTAGGAACCTTCTTTTTAATGAAGAATATCTACGTAAAGTAGTTCCATTTATCAAACCAGATTATTTTGAAGATCTTACTCAAAAAATGGTCTTTGAAGAAACCTTATCATTTGTTCAAGAATACAATCAACCACCTACAAAAGAAGTTCTTTGTATTGAAGTTGAAAAACGCGATGACATAAATGATACATCATTTGCCGAGGCAACTAAATTTATTAGTTATCTTGAGGATGTTCCAACTGATTTTGATTGGTTAGTTGATACTACTGAAAAGTGGTGTAGGGATCGTGCAATTTATCTTGCATTGATGGAGTCTATTGCTCTTGCAGATGGGACTGATGAAAAGAAAGGGCGGGATGCTATCCCAAGCATCCTTTCAGACGCTTTAGCAGTGTCTTTTGACTCCCATGTGGGTCACGATTACTTACTTGATTATGAGGCAAGGTATGAGTCATATCACCGCAAGGAAGACAAGATCGAATTCGACCTTGAGTATTTTAACAAGATTACGAAAGGTGGTCTTCCTAACAAAACGCTTAATATTGCTCTCGCTGGCACTGGCGTTGGTAAATCTTTGTTTATGTGTCATGTCGCTTCTTCGGCACTCCTTAGTGGAAAGAACGTGTTATATATTACGCTTGAAATGGCTGAAGAAAAGATTGCAGAGCGAATTGATGCAAACCTTCTTAATGTTCCAATTCAGGAGATAACAGAACTTCCTAAGTTAATGTTTGAAAACAAGGTAACAAATCTTGCAAAGAAAACACAAGGTACTCTTATAATTAAGGAGTATCCTACAGCATCTGCACATAGTGGACACTTTAAATCACTTCTTAATGAACTTGCACTTAAGAAGTCATTTAGACCTGATATTATTTTCATTGATTACCTTAATATATGTGCTTCCAGCAGGTATCGCGGAAACAGCAATGTCAATTCATATAGCTATATCAAGGCTATTGCTGAAGAACTTAGAGGACTGGCTGTCGAGGCGAACGTACCTATCGTATCTGCCACCCAGACTACCCGTTCTGGTTATGGTAGCAGTGATGTGGAGCTTACTGATACTAGTGAGTCCTTTGGGTTGCCTGCTACTGCTGATCTTATGTTTGCCCTTATTTCAACTGAAGATCTTGAAGGACTCGGGCAAATTATGGTAAAGCAACTAAAGAATCGATACAACGATCCAACTATTTCAAAGAGGTTTGTTATTGGTATTGATCGCGCTAAGATGCGTCTTTATGATTGTGAACAGACAGCGCAAGATGATATTATTGACAAAGGTAAGGAAGAGGAGTATACTTATGAAGAATCAAAACCAAAGAAGTCTTTTGCTGGGTTTAAGTTTTCATGAGAGGTTACTACTCCGTCTTTGATCCAGACGGTAAAAAGATCGCTGATTGTGGGCAAGAAAAAGATGCAGTCAATCTTATTGGATCGAGAAATCGTAGATGGGATGGACACTACTATCAGTTTAATCCTTTACCTGGTGACATCATTGATGTTTCTGAAGGTAAGCAACTTCCTACCCGCGACATCGTAGTCAATATGGACGGTGGTGTTGGTGGTAGTTGGAAAGAAGTTGAATATATTGAAGTTAATGGTCAACGTCTAGACGTTCAACAAAAACTTCCCCAATCTGAACAAGAACCATTTATTCCTGATTTTCATGACTAAAGTTGATCCTAAAAAATATGCACAGTTTGTCAATGCAGTTACGTCGCAACCGTCGAAAGATAACGAAGCATTCATCTATCGTCTTCAAGAACTTCAAGGTCAAGGATTTCCTTCCGAGCGACTGCTTACTGCTGCTGTAGGAATGTCTGCTGAGGCAGGTGAGTTTACTGAGGTTGTTAAAAAGATTGTCTTCCAAGGCAAACCTGTCAATGAAGAAAATCTGTTTCACTTGAAGCGTGAACTTGGTGATATTATGTGGTATGTCATGCAAGCATGTATGGGTCTTGAGATTTGTCTTGATGAAGTCATTGAGATGAATGTTGATAAACTCAAAGCACGTTATCCTGGTGGAGAGTTTGATGTTCATTATTCTGAAAATCGTAAAGAAGGTGATCTGTGAATACTAACTATCAAATAGCACCTTTTTTTGCGGAACCTTTTTTTGTCATACCTGACTTTCTTGACCACGATCTAAGACAAATTTTAATTAGAAAAGTTAAAAAGTTTTCTAAAAAGTGGGAGGGGCAAGGAAAAAATGTATGGGCTTCTGGAACTAAATCTCCATCAAATAGTTTCCATCTTGATGAACAATTTCATAAAGTAGAACAATTTCACAAACTTCTGAATTTAGTTCACGATAATGTGCAGATTTTTGGAGAAAATCTTGGAGTAACCGAATATAAATTTAAATGCATTAGTGCATGGTATAATTCATATACAAAGCATCAATTTCAAGAGTTTCATTCACATCCTAGCAATTACTTTAGTGCGATTTATTTTTGTGATATTCCTGAAGGATCTGCACCTATTATTTTTTCTGACTTTACAAAAATGGCAACTGTGTTGCCATACATGGATTGCACCAAAACTCCACAATTCTTTAAACATACGTCAACTATTGAATTTGAATCAAATACATTACTTATCTTTAGATCACACCTTCCGCACAGTGTTCCCTTTGGAAAAAATGAAGAGGAACGAATTACATTTTCATTTAATTTTGCATAATCATGGAAACTAATAAAGAACCTATTCAAATTAAACTTGAACTTGGTCTGCATAATGCTGCAGCAATTCGTCATGTTTTATTCAAAGAACAAGAAAGATATACTTATGATCCCAAAAGCGTCCCTTCACGGATCACTTTTATCCGTGAAGTGATTGCAGATCTTGATAACAAAATTGATGAGGTACTAAGAGATGAAACTACTAACGTTGGATGATTACAAAAAAGCAGGAGAAACTTTCTGGCCTAAGTATTGGTATGTAGCCCAAGAACTTGGTGAAAACGCAAAACCAGAAGAAGTTTTGAAAGTAATGGAAGCAGTAGGTGGTTTAGCACTTAAGTTTGCATTAGATGAAAAAGAAGGACCTTTTGGGTTTAATAAGAAAACGGAGAGTGAATCTGATGACTAAAAAAACTTACACTGGTAAAGGTGGTCAAACTTGGGAGTGGGAAGAAACTCCAGAAACTATTCAAGCACTAAAGAAACTTCATGAATCATCAAAACGAGTCCAAGAATTCCGATACAACAAACCAAAAAGAGCATCCTGAAATTGCAGAAGTAAATTGGATTGATGATGCTTTCTATATTGAAAAAACCAGATTTGGTTTGTATAGGAGTATTAAAAAGAATGGTGATGGATTCCTAACTGGTGCAACATATGATGGAGTGTTACAAATGAGTCGCTGGCATCTTAAATGTGAGCAAGAAGGAACTTTAGATGACTATACTAGAGTGGTTGGAAGTGCGATTGTAGATGGAAAACTCTAATATCAATCCAATAGATATCCTCAGGTTACTTAGTGAACTTGAGGGGTCATCTCAACTCCTCAAGTACATGGGTTTTCAAGAAGACATGGAAACTCTTAATCAAATGAAGAAGAAATACTATAAAATGTATTTCCAACTTAAGAAATCGGGGTTATAGCTCAACTGGTAGAGCGCCTGCTTTGCACGCAGGAGGTTTGGGGTTCGAGTCCCCATAACTCCATTCTAAATACTTAAAAAGTATTAGATAGATGGTCAAGAAAAAAACAAGTGCCAATGTTCCTGCTGCTACAATGACACGAATGCAAGAACTTGGATCAGCATGGGTTTTTAAGAGAGCTATACAGGATAATATTATTTTTAATAGTGCTAATGACATTATAAATGATAAAAAAACATATGATGAATTAGTTAAAATTTGGAAGACTGTTGGAAAAGTTGATTGGGATGATAGTGTTGATGGTGAGTGGGTAGTTAATTTTTATAAGCAACAAAAAATATTACTTAAAAAAATAGGAAAACCATTATTCACAGAATTTTGTCGTGATGGAGGAGCACCTGGAGGAAATTATATATTACCAGGTTCTCGATCAGGAGAAACCTTCATGGAGTGGGTGAGTAATTTAGTAAAAGAAGAGTTTGAAATAAGTCAAAAAGATAACTGGAATCCAGCTGATATTTGGTTGATTCAAAATGAAAAGAAGTGGCGCAAAGTAATTACAGAATCATTCAATCAAAAGAAGGATCCATCCGCATCAATTGAATCTGAATTAGCAAAATTTAATTCCATATTTAGAGCTCTGTTTAGAACTAAACAGATTATGGGGATATCCCTGAAAAAAGTTGGAAGTGGTCCGGCACAATTTAAAGAAGTTAATGTATCCGCAAAATTCTTTAGAAATTTAAAATCAACTGTAATGACTTTTGATAAAGCTAAATGTATTCTTGGTACTAAAAGAATTGACCCTGCCAAGGCAAAGAAAGATATTGAAAGGGGCAAGAGAAGAGGAGCACCTGGTGCTGCAACTCTGTTGCAAGATACTGTATTGACCATTGAAGATCCTGGAATTGTTACGGGTAAAAAAGTAACATATACTGTTCAAATTAAGGCAAACGATTCTACTAAATTTTCTAATTTAAAATGGGAACCTACAATTGTCGGTCGCGGAGCAGCAAGACTTGGTAAGGCAACTGTTGAATTGGTTTTAGATTTAATGAGAGTCTATGGAATTCTTAGATACTACGAACCAGACAACAAAAAATATCCAAGGAATAAAACTGAGTTTGCTAAAGTTGAAGATGATTATAAGATGATGTTGGATGAAATTATTGGTGATAGATTTGTTGATGTTGGATCTGGAGTCGATACAACTACGGCATTAGTAAACATTAAAGAAGCATTTGATTTGTACAGAGGACAACCTTGGGTTGCAGTTTCAAAATTACAACAGATACAATTTTTGTATGCATTATTAACATTGCCAGATAAGAAAAGAAATGAATTTTGTACCTCTTTAATTTTTACTGCTGAAAAGGCAGGTAAACGTTATGGTCCTTATGGAAAAATATACTAAATAAATGTATAGGAAAAAACAATATAGATGAAAAGTTTCTTTCAATTTTTGACAGAGGCAGAATCGCAAGCATCAATGCAGGCGAAAAAACTGAATCTGAAAAGTGATGGTCACGGTGGTTGGGTAGACTCCCGTGGAGAATTTGTGGCGAAAACTGAAGGTGGCAAACTTGTATTCTATGATAAGGGAAGAAAGGTAGGAGAGAAAGATACCCCAAGTAAAACTAAAACTAGCGCAGTTGCTGCAGCACCAAAAGATAAAAAGGCAACAGCACAAGAACCAACAAAAACAAAGAAAGCAGACGCTGCACCTGAAGATGAGTCTGGTGAAGCAAGTAATACTTTGACAGTTGCATTTGGTCGCTTCAATCCACCAACTGTTGGGCACGAAAAACTTCTTAAGGCAGTTGAGAAAGCGGCAACTGGTGGTGACTTTAAAATATATCCATCAAGAACGCAGGATCCTAAGAAAAATCCTCTTGATCCTGATATGAAGATTTCATTCATGAAAAAAATGTTCCCTGATTATGCAGATAACATTGTGAATGATGATGAAATGAAATCAATTTTTGATGTTTTAATCACTGCTGATGCAGAAGATTATGCTAATGTCAATATTATAGTTGGATCTGATCGTCAATCTGAATTTGAAAATCTTGCACAGAAATATAATGGAGAACTTTATAACTTTGATTTGATCCGTGTGATATCTGCTGGTGCAAGAGATGCTGATGCAGAAGGTGTTGAAGGTATGTCAGCATCTAAGATGAGAAAGGCGGTTATGGATGATGACTTTGATTCATTCCGTAAGGGAACACCTAAGTCATTGAAAGATGCGGAAGCAAAGTCTTTGTTTGATGCAGTAAAATCTGGAATGGGTGTAAAGAAAAAGAAAGTAACTGAAATGTGGCAGGTTGCACCTAAATTTGATCCGCGTGGACTTCGCGAAAATTATGTTGGTGGTAAGATTTTTAACCTTGGGGATGTTGTAGAGAACGTAAATACTGGTTTAGTAGGAAAAATTATTAGACGAGGAACCAATCATTTGATCTGTGTGACAGAAGAAGATCATATGTTCAAATGTTGGATTCACGATGTAATGGAAGCGATTGTAAATTATCCTGGTCCATCTGGTGTTCCTGCAAACCAAAGAGAAGTTGGAACTGATGCTCATCGTGAATATGTAATGAGGATTACAGGAGTAAAAGAAATTAGGAACTTCATAAATAAGTATAAGGCTAAAAAGTAAAGCATTTATACTAATGACCCATCTTAACGACCTTTCTAAGATCTATAAAGAAAGTATTGCAGAGTCTGCTGTTCCTGGAAAACCTGCAGAAAAGTTGAAGACCGACAGGAATATGTTCAGCATTCCTAAGGCGGATCAAATGGCTGCTGCTGAGCGTATTAAGAAAAAGACTGCAGAGAAGAAAGCAGCACTTGAGAAGAAGCATGGTAAGAAAATGGATGATCATCCCGAGTATCCAAATAAAAAATATGTTGACGAAGCAAGTCTTGACCCTGTAGGACAGGAAGATGATGATATTGATAACGACGGTAAGAAGAATACTAAGTCAGATAAGTATCTGAAGAATCGTCGTAAGGCAATTGCCAAAGCAATGGATGAGGGTAAGAATGATCCATGTTGGGATACCCATAAGCAAGTTGGTATGAAGAAGAAGGGTGGTAGAATGGTTCCTAATTGTGTTCCCAAAGAGTCATTCTCAAACTGGAGACAGGATCTGTCTGAAGTTATGGATGATAAGAAAGAAGATCAAAAAGTTACTGAAAAGAAAATCAGCAATACAATTAAGATTAATCCTAAACTGGGAGAAGCAATAGAAGAAATTGGTGGAACTTTATTAGAAGCAATTGAAATTGATGAGATTGATGTAGTAATTGAATCTGTATATGAAGAACTCATTGTAGAAGGTTATAGTGAAGATGAAGTTGAGAATGGAATTGAGACCGCACTTACAACTCTTGATGAAGGGTATTATGATTCTGCAGTAGCAGCATCAAAAGCAGCTGCAGCAAAGAATAGTGGAGAAACTCCCAAAAAGTCTATGAAAGATAGACTCAAGTCTGCTGCTAAAAAAGCAATCATGGGAACTGCCCGTGCTGCTGGTAAGGTTATGAAAGCAAGAGCAGAAAAACCTGGACAAGCAAAAGCGAAGGTAAAATCTGTTGTTGATCGTGTAAGAGCAGCTGCTAAGAAGGGTTATGAGCAAGGCAGAGGTCCTGTAGAAAAAAAGACCACATATAGAGGTGCTGGCGCAGGACGTAAAGAGAAAATTGGTGAAGCAACTGAAGATTCTCTAAGAGATCGTCGTATGGAGCGTGGTGGTGTTGATGGCAACGTCAGATATGATAAAGCACCTAAGGTCACTCCTGGTTCTAAGAAAAAGTATGATGGAATGTCAGCCCTTGATTATGTAAAGGCGGATATTCGTAAGAAGCATGGCAAAGGTGCCATCATGGACACCAAGAAAAAGTGACATGCCAGCAGTCTCCAAAGCCCAACAAAGGTTCTTCGGGATGGTTAGGGCGACTCAGAAAGGGGAAATGGAAAATCCCTCGCCTGAGGTTGCCAAAGTTGCTGCCACCGCCAAGCGTGCCGACGTGAAGAAGTTTGCCTCTACAAAGCATGATAAACTTCCTGAAAAGAAAGATCAGCAAGAGGCAAAAAATTATTCTCAAAGAGATAAAATTATGAAGAGGGCAAAACCTCTTCATAAACATCTTTATAGTACACTTCACAAAAAAGACATGACTGGAGATGTGAACGAAGTAACAAAGTATGATAGGTATGATAAAGAGAAGAAGCAGTTTTCTAAAGCAGACAACCGAATGAAGTTCGGTAAGTTTTATGATAAAGCAAAAGAAGCGAAGACCCGCCTCCGTCCTGGTGAAGTAAAGAGATGGGATCCAGTCCAGAAAAAATACGTTTCTAATAAGGATTGACGATATATAGTGTGTAGATTTGAGGTTTCATCATGCTCGCATTTTTACTTCCATTAGCGTCAAAAATCATCTCCGATGCGGTTTCCAAAATTCCAGAAAACGAAGAACTCGGTGAGAAGTTGGTTGAGATCTGTCTTGTTATCTTGGGTAAAGCGGTTAAGCTAACCAAGACTGATATGGATGATCAACTATTAGAAGTCGTCAAGAAGGCGATGGTAACAAGAGAAGAAGCAGCTTAATAATAAAAAGGAGACCTAAAAGATAAGGTCTCCTTTTTTATAAATATCTTATAGCAAATAAATTTTACAGGAAAAGACATGGCACTCTGGGGAAATAACGATGCCGTTGGATCAGGTGGTACAGTATCTTTAAATTATACTACCCGTGTTGTAACCGGAACCGGTACAACCTTTGGTCAAACTGGCGCAGCACAAGAAGGTGACGTAATTAGATTTGGTGCCCGTGGTGGTGGCGGTACTTATTTTGGAGATGCAGTCATCGTTTCTATCGCTGGAACTCAGTCTCTGACTATTGATTCTACTGCAGGTCTTACCGGTGGTGCCATTTCTGGCGCTGCATTTAAGGTAACTCAATGTCCTAAATCCACTGTTCTGAATCCACATTACAGTGAAGCAAATGGCGATTATGATGCTCTTGCATATGGAGTATCTGCAAATGTAACTGGTTCATATCATCTCGATCATGAAGGTTGGGTTGGTGTTACCACTTATATGGGAACAGAGGGTGAACTCAGAGTCAAGAAAGAAGTTCTTGTTGCAATGTCTGGTATTACCACTGCAACTAATGGATTTGCTGAGGCGATTCAATATCCAACTGATGCCTGATATGATTTGATATGATTTTTAGTGAATTGAATGAGGATAATTTTCTTTTGTTTGCGATAAAAAATTATGAGAATCCGCAAGCAGTTACAAAAGAAGATTTTGAAAAAGACTTAAATTATTTTAAGTATATTAAAAGATTACTGAAGAGATATAGAAATACGGGTGAATTGAAATCCCAACTTATCCTCAATCACTTCATCGTCCTTTATAATATATTTGGAGAAGCCACAACTCCGATGTTATTTTTCAAAATAGAAAGGGAGTTGTGGTCAGTTATGAAAACTTTTATAGTTTTCTTGAATAAATTGCCAGAGTATCCACGTTGCTATATTCATGAAATTGAAATAGATGACGATTGTTTAGAAAAACTTCAGCAAACTTACGATGTCAAATAGTAAGATTGATAAAATTATACAAATAATTCGGGAGAACATGGTTGCTAATGCACCAGGGACTCAAGGTGGATTTAGTGATTCATCACCTGCTGAAGGACCAACTGCTGGAACATCTGGCAGGAAGAAGAAAAGGAAATATATGAAAGGTCCTGGACGAAAAGTTTGGTTAGACCATTTACGATCCTCCAATGGCAGAGCAAGTTAAGGTTGCAGTTCTAGAAGAAAGATTACAAAACTTTGAGGCACTTGTCACAAAGTTAGATTCTGCTATTGAAAAAATTGCTGAGGTAAATAATAATGTGTCTAGGATGCTTGCCGTCCATGAAGAAAGAATATCTAAACAAGAAGAAATCGACTCAGTGTTGTTTGATAAAATCGACAAACTGCGTGATAAAATGGACAGCGATCATGACAACGTTAGTAAACGATTATCATTATTGGAACGGAAACTTTGGGTTGGTCTCGGAATACTGGGAGCAGTTATAGCATTTTCTAACCCACAAGCAATTAAAACTTTAAAACCCTTGTTATCTGCTGCTGATAGTGCTATAGTATCCCCAGCAGTTGCTTTTGTGAATGGATCATATTGATTCAAAGTTTATCGGAATTGTATCATCTCGATTAGAAAAATTTAAGAGAGTAAAGAATAACTTATTCAATTTTCGTTGCCCTATCTGTGGTGATTCGCAAAAGAATAAGAATAAGACAAGGGGATATCTTTATAATGTAAAGGCAAATACTAATTTTAAGTGTCATAATTGTGGTGCTTCGATGTCTTTTAGTAACTTCTTGAAGCATGTTGATACTAATCTCCATAAACAGTATTCTATGGAGAAGTTTAAAGAAGGTTATACTGGTAGAAGTTTTGTTGTAGATGAACCAAAGTTTCATTTTGAACCACCAAAATTCAAACAAAGTTTAAATCTACCAAAAGCATCAGAAAATCCAGAATCATGTGGATATCTAACTGCTAGAAAATTGGATCCTAATAAATTTTATTGGGCAAAAAATTTTAAACAATTTGTAAATTCAAAGAAACAGACTTTTGATTCTACAAAATATGATGAACCAAGAATTATTATTCCTCTTTATTACCAGAAGAATTTAATTGGTATTCAGGGAAGAAGTTTAAAATTTGCAGATCCAAAGTCTGTTAAATATATTACCGTGATGTTTAATGACAATGCGCCGAAAATCTATGGTCTCGATGAAGTACAAAAGGATCAAACTATCTACATTACCGAAGGCCCTTTTGACAGCACGTTCATACGCAATGCGATTGCTATGTGCGGAGCTGATCTTGATGTCAGTAATTGGGGGATTAGCGATTGTGTGTGGATTTACGATAACGAACCGCGCAATAGAGAAATTGTCAACAGAATCTCCAAAACAATTGATAGAGGAGAAAAAATAGTAATTTGGCCTTCTCATATTCAGGAGAAGGACATAAATGATATGGTAATGTGTGGACTGGATGTGCAGTCTGTGATAGAATCAAATACATACTCTGGTTTAGAAGCAAAACTTAAGTTTACTACTTGGAAAAAAATATGAGCAACGGTACTAAAGTAAAGAAGCGTGATGGTCGAATTGAACCACTTGACCTAGACAAGATGCACTTGATGGTTGATGAAGCGTGTCAGGGTCTTGCAGGGGTCTCTGCAAGTCAAGTTGAGATGAAGTCTGGTATTCAGTTTTATGATGGGATTACCACTGAAGAAATTCAGGAAATCTTGATTCGTGCTGCAAGCGATTTGATTGATCTTGATCACCCGAACTATCAATTTGTTGCAGCAAGACTTCTTCTGTTTGCAGTTCGTAAACAGATTTACGGCAAGATGCGAGAATTGCCCAGTCTTGAGCAACATATTTACAACTGTGTTAATCAGGAAGTATATGATCCTGAAATATTCACAAAGTATTCTAAAGAAGAAATTGCGCGAGTAAATAACTTTATCGATCATGAACGCGATTTCTTATTCACCTATGCTGGTCTTCGCCAAGTAGTGGATAAGTATTTGGTTCAAGATAGAAGCACTGGGGGTGTATATGAAACCCCACAGTTCATGTATATTATGATTGCTTTGACCATTTTCCAAGAGTATCCAAAAGAAACCAGATTATCTTATGTCAAACGATACTACGACGCAATCAGCAAGCACAAAATCAACATCCCAACCCCCATCATGGCAGGGGTGCGAACCCCACTTAGACAATTTGCTAGTTGCGTTCTTGTTGATGTTGATGACTCCCTCGATTCTATCTTTAGCAGCGATATGGCTATTGGTAGATATGTTGCACAAAGGGCGGGTATCGGCATCAACGCAGGCAGGATCCGTGGCATCAACGCTAAAATCAGAGGCGGAGAAGTTCAGCACACTGGCGTTGTTCCGTTTCTCAAAAAATTTGAATCGACTGTCAGATGCTGCACTCAAAATGGCATCAGAGGTGGATCAGCTACGGTCCACTTTCCGATCTGGCACCAAGAAATAGAAGACATCATCGTCTTAAAGAATAATAAAGGAACGGAAGACAATCGTGTCCGCAAACTAGACTACTCAATTCAAATTAGCAAATTGTTCTATGAGCGATTCATCCAAGATGGAGACATCACGTTATTCAGTCCTCACGATGTCCCAGGTCTGTACGATGCTTTTGGGACTGATAGGTTTGATGATCTCTATACAGATTATGAATCTGATGAATCTATCCCAAAGAAAACTATTCGGGCGCAGGAATTAATTCTGAATATTTTGAAGGAGCGTGCCGAGACTGGTCGTCTTTATATTATGAATATTGACCACTGTAATTCTCATTCATCCTTTAAGGATAAAGTTGAGATGTCTAATCTCTGCCAAGAGATCACACTTCCAACTTATCCCATTCAACATATCGATGATGAAAGCGGTGAGATTGCTTTGTGTATCCTTTCTGCAGTTAATGTTGGTAAGATTAAATCTGATGAAGAATTGGAAGAACTGTGTGATCTTTCTGTTCGTGGTTTGGATGAATTAATTGATTATCAGAAGTATCCTGTACTTGCTGCAGAACGTGCTACAAAGGCACGTAGATCCCTTGGGGTAGGATTTATTGGTCTCGCCCATTATTTGGCAAAACTTGGATATAATTATGGTGAACAGGGCGCATGGGATGCTGTTCATGGGCTTGCAGAATCTTTCCAGTTCTATCTTTTGAAATCATCAAATCAACTTGCTAAAGAAAAAGGATACTGTGAAAATTTTGGACGTACAAAGTATGCTGATGGAATTCTTCCCATCGATACATACAAGAGGGATGTAGACGAGATCACTAGTATCAAATACGAACATGATTGGGAAAGTCTTAGAGTATCTATCTCCAAGCACGGACTTAGGCACTCAACATTGTCTGCTCAGATGCCATCAGAAAGCAGTTCCGTTGTGTCAAACGCAACAAATGGAATCGAACCACCTAGAGGGTATTTGTCCATTAAAAAATCAAAGAAAGGACCTCTTAAGCAAATTGTTCCGCAGTATTCGTCGTTGAAAAATAACTATACACTTTTATGGGAAATGCCTGATAATACGGGTTACATAAATGTGGTGTCTGTGATGCAAAAATTCTTTGATCAAGCTATATCTGGTAACTGGAGTTACAATCCAGAAAATTACACAGATAATGAAGTACCAGTTTCCGTGATGGCAAATGATTTTTTAACTACATACAAATACGGGTGGAAAACTTCTTACTACCAAAACACTTACGACATCAAAACTGATGAGGTAGAAGAAGAAAAATCCGAACTACATACCATACTAGACCAGTTAGAACAATCCGAGGAGGGAGAGTGTGAATCCTGTGCAGTTTAGAGTTTCTTCTTTAGATAGACCTTCTTTGAAAGTGGAAGGGATGACAGTTTTTAATACAGAACAAGTTAATACTAAAAAGCAACCAATGTTTTTTGGTAAACCACTTGGAGTTCAAAGATACGATTCATATAAGTATCCAGTTTTTGATAAACTTACTACACAACAATTAGGTTATTTTTGGAGACCTGAAGAGGTCTCCCTTCAAAAAGATCGCGGTGATTACCAAACACTGCGCCCAGAACAAAAGCATATCTATACTTCTAATCTTAAATATCAGATTATGCTTGATTCTATCCAGGGTCGTGGTCCTGGCATGGCATTCATTCCATATTGCTCACTTCCAGAATTGGAAGCTTGTATGGAAGTCTGGGGATTTATGGAAATGATCCATAGTCGTTCCTATACGTATATCATTAAAAATGTCTATTCGGACCCATCTGAGGTCTTTGATAAGATTGTTAGTGATGAGCGTATTCTAGAACGTGCTAGCAGCGTTACAGAAGCATATGATGACTTTATCCGAAGTGCCCATCAATGGGACACTGGAAAAATGTGGAGTGATGATTTTAGAGGTTCGCCTACAGCAGAATGGGAAATCAAAGATGTGAAGAGAAAGTTATATAGAGCGATGGCAAATGTCAACATCCTGGAGGGTATTCGTTTCTATGTTAGTTTCGCTTGCAGCTTCGCATTTGGTGAACTTAAACTTATGGAAGGGTCCGCTAAGATTATCTCACTTATCGCCAGAGATGAAAACCAGCACCTTGCAATTACTCAAAACATCCTCAATAAGTGGAGAGCAGGTGATGATCCAGAAATGAAGCAGATCATGAAGGAAGAAGAGGAGTGGACCTACAAGGCATTTGATCGTGCTGTAAATGAAGAGAAGCGTTGGGCAGACTATCTGTTCAAGGATGGATCTATGATTGGTCTGAACGATAAACTTCTTCAGCAGTATGTTGAGTGGGTTGCTAACCGTCGTCTTAAGGCGATTGGTCTCAAGCCTCAGTATGATATTGCTGCAAAGAATAATCCACTTCCATGGACGCAACATTGGATTTCTTCTAAGGGTCTTCAGGTTGCACCTCAAGAAACTGAAGTTGAATCTTATGTAGTCGGTGGTATCAAGCAAGATGTCAGCAAAAACACATTTAGTGGATTTAAACTCTGATTACTGCTATTAAATAGGGGGAGACATTATTCCCCCTATATGCCTAAGAATCAAATTGAAAAAGAAGAACTGAAGGTAAAGATACTTAAGTTAAAGCATACAGTAGATAATGAACCATCAACAGTGTGGCAAGGAGAGAAAGATCTAGCACATAAATATCTGAACAAAGTGTTAGATATAATTAATGAGTACAGGTATTGATTATGAAAACCCCTGGATTTTTGAAGGACAACCTTTTTTATCTGAGAGTATTGACGATAACTTCGGTTTTGTCTATCTCATTACAAATCTCCAAAACAATCGAAAGTACATCGGTAGGAAATACTTCTGGTCATTCAGAAAACCTCCTGGTAAGAAACGCAAAGTAAAGAAAGAATCTGATTGGAAAAAATATTATGGGTCTTGTCCAGAACTTAAAGAAGAAATTGAACGACTGGGGCGACAAAATTTTAGTCGCACTATCTTGTCACTACATAAAACACCTGGCAAAACAAACTTCGAGGAAACAAAACAACTCTTCATCAACAACGTTCTCACAGAGTCCCTTGACAAAGGAGTCCCCGCCTACTACAATAGCAACATCCTCAGCAGGTACTTCCGCAAAGACTACTATGAAGAAAGTTGAAACTGAAGATATTGTTCAACATATTCGTGATTGGGCAATCGATATTATCGAAGAAAAGAAAGGAAATCCAGAAGATCAAGTAGCAATTATTGATGAATTTTATGAATGGATATCCCCAAAAGATGAATTAGATATTATTTCGCTGGAAGATACAACTGGCGAAGAATATGAGGATTACATTGAACGGGGATGATCCCCTTTTGGGTCATTAGTTAAGTGGAAATAACCTCCGCCTTCTAAGCGGATGTCCCAGGTTCGAGTCCTGGATGACCTGCTTGACATTATTATTTTTTTATAATACAATTTAATATTGGGCAGTAGGAAAGACCACCACCACCTCCTTTCCTATGTAAGACCCACGCTGCGGGTGTAGTTCAGCGGTAGAACGTCAGCCTTCCAAGCTGAATGTCGTCGGTTCGATCCCGATCACCCGCTTTCTTCATACATAGTGTGGAGATTTTAAATAATGAAGATGAAAGTTGAGAGACCTTGGGGTTGGTATGAAGTTATCGATGAAGGTGACAGATACAAAACAAAAAACATAGTTGTTAATCCTGGTGCTAGATTATCCTTACAAATGCACTATCATCGGTCTGAGCATTGGATAGTTGTTGTAGGAACAGCAAAAGTTAGAGTAGGAGATGTAGAAAAACTTTTATTTCAAAATGAAAGTATCTATGTTCCTCCCACAGAAATTCATCATCTTTCTAATCCTGGGATAATACCTCTGCGAATTGTAGAAGTACAATGTGGATCATATCTTGAAGAAGATGATATTGTAAGATATGAAGATGATTACGGGCGAATAGCTCAGCGGTAGAGCGTCTCGTTTACACCGAGAATGTCGGGGGTTCGATCCCCTCTTCGCCCATTCCTAAAGAGGACCTATGACCAATGATTATCGTAAGATGCAAAGATTGCAACAAAGAGTTGCGTAGTAATAATAAGACCCAAGTTTGTGGGTGTCCAAACATGATGACAGTGACTGGTGATAAAGTATCAGCAGTAGATTTAAATAAAGTTGTGATGATAAATTCTTCAAAGAAAGAACAGAAATCAAATGTTCTTTCTAATAATGACCTGGCATATCAAGAAGCAAGACGCCAAAGAAAAGTACGTAAATTAGATTTTGAAATAAAATGACTTCTTTTGATGTTGGATATTTGGATAAGTTTGAAATAAGAACTTACCATAATATTTTACCTGAGGAAGAAAGACTAGTATTACGTCATAAAGGTGGACTAAATTTAAGAAAAATATCAGGTGCCCCCGGATTACAAACTTACTCAAATCTTCATCTATTATCTGAAGAATCTGATTATCTTATCAATAAGGTAAGAGAAAAAGTTGAGATAGAAAATGAAGTATTAAGATCTTGGATTAATTATACTGATCATCAGTTTTCATATCAATTTTGGCATAATCATAATCAACCAGATTATCATGAATTTACTTGTGTTTATATGATAGATAATCCCGAAAATGTTGGAACTTGGTTTAAGTATAATAATAAAATATATAAAAGTAAGTGTCCTACTAATTCAGCAATTACTTTTTCTAAACGTTTGGATCATACGGTTCCTACAGATGTAACAAAACCAAGGTATAGTTTGGCTATTGATTTTCATAGGTAATTTTTTGTGTATCAACACAATACAATATAAAGCGAATATGCAATGCATATATATCCTAAAGCATCTTATTTTCACCTAATCATAACAAAATGTTGCTATAGCTGCTTGCATGGGTTATGATGCTACCATGCAGTTGACTACAAAAACTACAACGGAGCACCAATATGACCGAAGACAGGGAACTGTCCGACCTTAAATTAGAAAGGAAGGAATGTCCTAAGTGTAATGCCATTTGGATAAATGGTGAACACTACTGGTCTGGGACTGGAAACAAAGGCAATGAATTAGATCTTGCTGGATTAGTGTGTAACAATTATGGGGATCATACTTGTATCAATCCATTAAAGGGATATGAGGGTGGTGATACTTGGGAAAAACGTCTTGAAGTACTAGATGGATTTGATGATTTAAGGGAGGGGTATGAAGATGGTGGCGGGTATGTTTAAGGATTGGGGTAAGGGAACTGAACCTCCCGAATGGACAACTAAAGTTGAAGTACAGGAGATGATTGATGATGCTATACGAAAACATAATCGTAATGCTTCAATTATCAGTTTCTGTGTTGGTTGGGTTGTTCTTGCACTTTTCTCTGAGGGTCTTCTTAGACTTATTGGAGTGATACCACCGCTACTACCATGGCTACAAATCAACTTATAATTGAATGGATAGGCATAGTCCTCGCATTGGTATTTGGGGTAACTATGTTTTGTCAGGGACACTTTATCTTCCATCAGAAACATGGATACTCCAGAAAAGAAACCGAAGACCCCGAAGCAAGAGACAGAATTAGAAGACAAGTCGAAAAAGCGATCAGAGGAAATCGCAAGGATGATTCATCCTCACGATGATGAACCTGATCCGACAGCATACATGGGCAATTACAATTTTCCACAGATGTTATTTGCATTCTGCTTAGGATTTGTAACTATGTTCGTTTTGGCAGTGGATGAGATAAATGATTTTAAAGGATGTCCAGTTCCAGAACACTTTTTAAACGATAGCAAAAGATGAACTCAGACGAAAAGAGAGAGTTTTACAAACAATTAAAAGAAAGAATCAAGCAGTTGAGAATGGAACATTTGTTTGAAGAACCATGCTCTTTATATGAACCTGAGTGGGATGATGATGAGGAACCAGATCAATTCATAGGAGAAAACATATGAATTTTACTCTATTGCTATGTCTATCTCCATTAGTCATTATCTACATAGTAATGAAACTTGCTGTGTGGTTATCTGCCGTAAACACCGAATCAAGTTATGTCAGAAAAGAACCTTCCAGAAAAAGAGGACCCTTCGTGGAGAATGCATATGCAGACGTTGATGAGGAGGAAGAGGAGTATGGAGATCGCACAGATTATCGATAAGGCAATTCAAGAATATTATGATGAGAAAGGTCAATCAGTTCCTCAATGGAAAATGAAACACGATCCTGATTGGTGGATAGAATATCTTCGTGAATTGGAGGAGCAATGAGTTTATTATTCATATTTGTTTTTATGACATTATTGCTGGCAGGAATGCAACTTACATGGCCAGGGAGGTATAGGGGATGATTCATTCAGCAGCACACTTTTCTGCATGGGTATTGAATACCTGGTGGACAATGGCGATTATGGGATGGTCACTAGTGTTTGTCCCTATTTTAGGAATGTGGGCAGTCCACAAATATGGGTGGGAACACTGGGCACCATTTGACAAAGGACATAAGTAGGGTTATAATTAAACACGAACGGACTGGCATACATCCGTGCTCACGTCTCCGAGAGTAAATAGAATCGGAATCCAACCCGCGTGGGAGAGGGGTGGGACCCCCCTTGGACCCGTCAGTGTTATTCTGCAGGATATCACTGATGCATTATTTACGGGGTGTAGCTCAGTTTGGTAGAGCACTCGCTTTGGGAGCGAGGGGCCGTAGGTTCAAATCCTATCACCCCGATTCAATTTAATTTGATTGATATGAAACTGATTGAAGGAAAAGTAAAGACTGTTTATTCTACAGAAAGTGCTGATCAGGTATTGATTGAATATCACGATAAAGTCACTGCAGGGAATGGTGAGAAAGAAGACTATCCTGTAGGTAAAGGATCTTTATGTTGTCAGATAGCATCCATTTTATTTGAAAAGTTGCAGGAACTTGGTGTTCGCAATCACTACATTAGGCAGATTGGTCCTAATAAAATGTTATGTAGAAAAGTTGATATTATCCCTTTGGAAGTAATCTGCAGAAATAGAGCAGCAGGTTCTATTGTTAGAACTACAACTATCGCTGAAGGTCAACCAATTATTCCTGCAATTGTTGAGTTTTTCTTGAAAGATGATTCAAAGCATGATCCTCTTCTTACTAGGGATAGGATAAGACTGATGGGTATTGATCCTGCCCCTCTTGTAGAACAAGCATCAATAATAAACGAATATCTTTTGAACATCTTTAACATGATGGGATATGATCTTGTAGATTTTAAGATTGAGTTTGGTATTGATAATCATGGTGATTTATTTCTAGCTGATGAAATTTCACCAGACTCAATGAGATTGTGGGATAAAGTCAATCAAGATAGATTTGATAAAGACTTGTTTAGGAATGATGAAGGTGATATTGTTCCAGCATATCAAAAAATATTAGAATCATTGCAACGTCGATTCATTTAATTATACATACTACAAAGATGGAAATTTACACTGTGGAACACTGGCAAGAGAACTGGGAAGAACTGATGGAAAGAGTTGAGAAGGGAGAACATATTGGAGTGACAAACGGAGAAAATACTGCTATAATGATACCTGCGGATGATGAACTCATACGCATGTATAGAGACCACGAAGAAGGTTCCTGAGGGATTGTCGCCTATCGGTTAAGGCCCACTGCTTATAACGGTGTGAACTGGGTTCAACTCCCAGCAGTCCTACCAGCAGGTTTAGCAATCTGGTGAATGCAGCAAACTCATAATTTGCCTAAGGTGAGTTCGATCCTCACAACCTGCACTTGACGGTCCGCCGTCATTCCCTTATAATACTAAGGTCAACATTCAAAACAATGACACTTACAGACAAATTCAAGAAAGACATTCAAACCCTTCGTGGTGCAGCAAATGGTGAACTATTCCTTGATGTAAAGAATCCGAAACTTTTCAAAAAGGTTCGTCGTTATTATGAAAATGAAGGTGTAGTATTCTCTGGTGATCCTCTTGATGATTATGAAATCTTGATGGAATATCTTTATACTGATCTTGAAACTGTTGAAGTAAGTTCATGAATGTTGTAAAAAAACCAACCGTTCTTCTTGAGCGGTTTCCCTATCGTTATATTCAGGTTGGTAAACTAGAAATCAACGGTATGCCAGATTGTCGCATTCAAAAGGCAGATTCTTATACAGGTCATTATAAGGATATGTATCTTTGTGATAATGAAATGCAGTTACTAACTGCTATGGAAGATTATGATTATACTTGTTGGTTAGATCCAGATGGTGTTCCCTGTTATGTAAAAGATGTCGTATCAAAGTAAAGATCATATCTATGTAAAAGAAAAAGCTGTTGATAGTTCATTTTGTGATATTGCTATTGATTGGCTTGACAATAATCCATTAGTGAACCATCCATATGGTTTTTATACTGTAGATACGCATGACATTGATCATACTAAATTTCGATTTATTTTAGATATTGTTCATGAAAATTTTATAACCTATCGAGATGAATGCTATCCTTTTTTACGGGATATGTATTGTGATTGGGGAATGGAAAGTTCTTTTAATTTGCAAAAGTATAAACCAGGGCAATGTTATAGTCCTGAGCACATGGAGCATGGAAATGATGAAATAACTTGTCTTAGACTTCTTGGATGGATGGTTTATTTGAATGATGTTAATGACGGTGGAGAAACATATTGGCCTCAGCAGAAATTTAAAAAGTCTGCAAGAAAAGGTGATCTTTTAATTTGGCCTGCTGGTTGGACACATAGTCATCATGGTATTGTATCTAATACAGAATACAAATATATTCTTACTGGATGGTATTCTTTTCGTAGATTAATGTCTGAGCAAGAAAGGCGTAAGATGGAAGGTGTAGCAGTCCCGGAGTGACTATAAACCTGCCCTGGTCGGGACCCCTTATCTAATTACTATGATTAATTTTGATGACATGGAACTCATGCAACTTCAATTTTGCATGAGTCAAACAAAGAAGATGATGGCACATCCAAGTGAGCACATGCGACATGAATCCATCACTAAAAAGGTGGAAGAAGAAATGCAGAAGCGAACTAAAGAAACAGGAGCATACACCCGCGAAGGTGTGTTGCGCCAACTTCAGAAGGACATTGAAGACCTTCAGTCACGGATGGACTAAAACAGCACTGGTGGAGTCATAAGACCCCTTAAAACTAAATACATACGAAATACTAAATGGATTGATACCATGGCAACTAAAGGAACACCAGTAAAGTCAACACCAACTTCCTCTCCTTCTACATCCGTAGAAACAAGACTTAAAGCACTTGAAGCACAAGCACATCCAAAATGTGATGGTGGAATAGATGCTGATCGTCTTGCTGCTTTGGAAGCAAAGGTTGATGATCTTATTGGCAGACTTAGTAAGCAAATGGATTTTTAAGGTTTCTTGCTTTATCCCAAAAGCAAGTGGTGCGGATGGAGGTAACACTCCCGCCCTGTTTCTTGCTTCAGGTTAAAGAGCAAGTGGCGTGCATGAAAGACCTTTAAGGACGGTTGCATAAACCGTCCTTTTTTTGTATAATACATAATGTACACAAATACTGAAAATGAGTGAGTATAAAAAAACTGCACTTGTATTGGGTGCAGGTGGTTTCATTGGAAGCCATATGGTAAAACGTCTTCGTTCTGAAGGGTACTGGGTTCGTGGTGTTGATTTGAAGCACACGGAGTTTTCTAAGTCAGAGGCAAATGAGTTTGTCGTCGGTGATCTTCGGGACATTGACTTTGTTCGTCGTGCCATTAAATTCAAAGGTGTGCGTGAGAACTTTTATCATGACGTTCCTGAACGGTATATTGATACTTTCGATGAGATCTATCAGTTTGCTGCTGATATGGGCGGTGCAGGTTTCGTGTTTACTGGAGAGAATGATGCAGACATTATGCACAACTCTGTTCAAATTAATCTGAATGTTCTTGAGTGTCAACGTCAGATGAATATTGCAAAAGAAGTTAATAAGACTAAGATCTTTTATTCCGGATCTGCTTGCATGTATCCACAACACAACCAACTTGATCCTGATAATCCAGACTGCCGTGAAGAATCAGCATACCCAGCAAACCCAGACTCCGAATATGGATGGGAAAAACTCTTTAGCGAAAGACTTTACTTGGCTTACAACCGTAATTATGGTATTCCTGTTCGTATTGCTAGGTATCACAACATCTTTGGTCCAGAAGGAACCTGGGAGGGAGGAAGAGAGAAAGCGCCAGCTGCAATCTGCCGTAAGGTCGCTTACCTCCCGCAGCAGGGTGGAGCAATCGAGGTGTGGGGAGATGGCTTACAGACTCGTTCCTTCTTGTTCATTGATGAATGCATTGAAGCGACTCGACGGTTGATGGATAGTGACTTTACTGGTCCTGTTAATATTGGTTCCGAAGAAATGGTTACAATCAATGAATTAGTTGACACTGTTGCTAAAGTATCTGGTAAGACTGTTCATAAAATAAACATTGATGGTCCGACTGGAGTTCGTGGTCGCAACTCTAACAATGATCTTATTCGCGAAGAACTTGGATGGGATTATTCCACAACCCTTGAAGAGGGTATCAGCAAAACTTACAATTGGATTAATGATCAAATTAGTAATTCTTGATGTAGATGGTGTTATGACCGATGGGGTCAAATACTATGATAGAGAAGGAACAGTAAAACTTAAAACTTTTTGTGATAAGGATTGGACAGCAATCAAAAGATTTCGTGCCATCGGTGTAGATATTGTATTTCTTACAGGCGATCCTTACAATGTAAGTATCTTAGAAAATAGAAATCTTCATGTGATTGCAAATCGTGGATCTGGTTTCCACAGTGATAAAAAAAATTATCTTGATGAAATACTTGAGCAGTATAATTGTAGTGTGAAAGAAACTGCTTACGTTGGTGATGATCTTTTTGATATTGGTATTATGGAGAGGATCAAGTATTCATATTGTCCAAGAAATGCCCCCAGAGTGGTAAGAGAAAAATCAAATATTTTATCTGCAGAAGGCGGTAACAATGTTATCATGCATCTCTTTGATACACTTGAACTGAAAGGACTTATTCCCTTTGTCCCATATGATGAAGTTATCGATAAAATTTACGAACTTGATTTGAAGGAAAAGTTTTAATGAAAGATATTTCACTTTATGGGCATTTGACAATCGATACTATTCTTGATGGGAATGGTGAGAGAAAGACATTGGGTTCAATGGCAAATGTATGGAAGGCACTTCTTGAAGTTGATGCATCACTTGATATTGGTTTATCGCCAATTGATGTAGGTCAAGCACTTATCTATGTTGATAAACCTGCTGCACAAAGATATTCAAAAGTCAATCTAAGTTTGGTTCAACATAAGGCAAAGATCATTGAGTCAAAGATTCATCATCTTATCTACCTTAATGAAATGACCCGTCATGATTTCATCCCTGCACTGGATGGAATTATCACTGCTGATATCTGTCCGGGTAAATCTGTCAATAAAGATCTTCTTCAGTATGTTGATTATCTTTTCATTTCTGATGAAGACATTGATGGCGATCTTTCTGAGTATGCAGAAGCAACCAAAGGTTGGGTAATCCTTCATAGTTCATCTGGTAGTATAGTGACCAATGGTCAGGAAGAATTCTTCTATAAAATGCCTGACGAATTGATGCTTACAGACGTAAATGTTCTTGGTGCAGGTGATACATTTGCCTCCTGCTTCTTGCATAAATTATTAAAGAATGTAGGTAATATCCGCGACTGGATTGAATTTTCACATTTAACGACGACTGAAATTATTAGGAATTCTATATGAAACCAAATATCCTTGTCCCGATGGCAGGACTTGGGAGCCGCTTCATTAAAGAGGGGTTCAAAGTTCCCAAGCAATTAATTAATATCAAAGACAAACATCTGATTGATATCTCTCTAGACTGTTTAGATTATGAGGGATGTAATCTTATTTTTGTTGTTAGGGATGAAACTGTCTATAACTTTCATATGGATGAACTTCTCCGCAAGAAGTTTGGCGATGATATTAAAGTTGTAATCCTTGATAAACTTACTGATGGGTCAGTTTGTAGTTGTCTATTTGCAGAAGAGTATATTGATAACGATGCACCTTTGATTATCCATACCTTGGATATTGAATTTGAACCTAAGTTTGATCCCCATCTAATGAATAAATTGAATGGGGATGGACTTCTTCTTACTTTTAAATCAAATTCATCAAACTATAGTTATGCTAAGGTTGATAAGAATGGGTTTGTGACCCAGACCGCTGAGAAGAAAGCAATTAGTAGTGATGCTTGTGTAGGTATCTACGGGTTTAAAAAAGGTTCAGACTTTTGTAAATATGCCCGCGATATGATCAAACGTGATCTTAGAACTAATAATGAGTTCTATATTTCACCATTGTACAATCTTCTTATCGAAGATGGCAAAAAGATCCGCACTGAAGATGTGGATAAGATGCATGTTTTTGGTACGCCTGATGAGTTTCACTTTTACAAAGACAACGTTACTCGTCGTTTGGGTGATAAACCTATTGCCATTTGTTCTGATCATTCTGGGTTTGATGCTAAAGAAACCTTCAAAAAAGTCTTAGAAGATAACGGATACGAATATATCGACTTTGGTACTATTCTTAATAAAGATTGTGACTATAGAGATTACATTGCACAAGCAGTGAAGTCTATTGGTGAACGTGATTGTGATTATGGTTTTGGATTCTGCCGCACAGGTCAAGGAGTCAATATCTGTGCTAACAAATACAAAGGCATTCGTTCAGCATTAATTTACGATACATTCTCAATGCAGATGGCAATCCGCCACAATTGTGCAAACTTCTTTGCCATTCCTTCTAGGGGAGTTGATTATGAAACATTAGATAAGTATCTTTATCTCTGTGCAAATCATACATTTGATGGTGGTCGTCACCAGATTCGTATTCAGGAGTTAGAAAAGTGAAACAAGCAAATATTGCTGACTTCAAAGCAGGATGGTTTGTGGGAGACTTTGAACCATCTATCTTTAAAAATCCATTCTTTGAAGTAGCACATCATAAGCACAAAAAAGGATGTGAAACATTTCCACATACACATAAGGTCACTAATGAACTGAACTATATTGTCAGTGGTGAACTGAAAGTTAATGGCAAGATTATGAGTGAAGGTGATATGTGGATATACGAACCAAATGAAGTTTCTGATGTTGAGTTTCTTGCAGATTCGGAACTTATTATAGTAAGATGGCCATCTATTCCTTCGGATAAGTATTTGGTATGAAATTTATTGCACATCGGGGTAATATTGATGGACCCAACTTTGAAAAGGAAAATCAATTAGAGTATGTTGAAAGAGCAATAGAAAAGGGTTTTGATGCTGAAATTGATATTTGGTATTTGCCGCAAGCAGATCAACTTTATCTTGGACATGACAAACCACAATACTTAGTCTCTTGGTTTTGGTTAGCAAAACACATTGATAAATTATGGATTCACTGTAAGAACATTGATGCCTTGCATAAATTTGCTAACACAGGTGGATATAATTACTTCTGGCATGACACGGATAAATATACATTAACAAGTAAGAATTATATTTGGACGTATCCTGGTCAACCATATACACCTAAGTCTGTAATGGTCATGCCAGAAAATATGAAAGTATTTCCTGAGTTTAAAACTGAGTTTTCTGATATGAAAGCATATAATTGTTATGGTATTTGTAGTGATTATGTTGGGGAAATGAAATGACATCAACTATTGCACCATCATTTGGTGAACTGAAGAAGTATGATAAAATTAATGTTATCGATGTTGGTGCCGCAAGAGCATCTTTTCTTGTAGAATTAGAAAAATATTTTGATCTTGGAGATGTCTATGCTGTTGGCATTGATCCTTTTGATCATGGTGTGAAAGATCATTATGATAAATTTTATCAAGCATGTATTGATGATGTGAAAGAACCTGTTGAGATGGATTTCTATATGAATGCCATCGATGATCAGGCAAGTTCTCTTTGTGTCCCTGCGGAAGATAAAAAGAATGCATTTAGAGAACCAATCAAAGTTCAAGTTTTAAATCTAAATGACATCATTGAAGATAATATTCCGGAAGGAACGATTCATTTTTTAAAGATTGATGCGGAGGGAAAAGATCTTCATATTGTTAAGTCACTGCGGAAAGATGTGCTTAATAGGATCAAGTATATTGCAGTAGAATGTCCGATGACTAAACCAAGACTTGAAGGTGAAGTTGTTAAAGAAAAATGTATCGAATACTTTCAATCAATTAACTTTGAAGTATTCTACGTTCATGATACTGATAATGGTAGTGATGTAAGTGACGTTGTATTTGTCAACGAGGTAGATTTATGAAGGTAGCATTGTGCTTGTCTGGTCAACCTAGAGTTGTTGATACTGGATTTCATAAAATTAAACAATCCATTCTTGATGGAAATGATGTTGATGTTTTCGTTCATACTTGGTTTGATTCTGATAATTTAAGTACAAACTCTGTCATACCTGGAAGAGAGAATCATACATTAGATTCTTTGGCAATCAATAAACTTGAAAAGTATTACAACCCCAAAAAAATTTTGGTTGAGAAACCAAAGAAATGGAAACGTGATTATGGATTTACTGATAAGTGCTTTACAAATGCTTGGACTTGGGCTTTAGAAGTTCAGGGTGGACTAGATGTAGCGAAAGAATATATCAGTGACACTACGCATAGTATGTTCTATAGTATAATGATGGCAAATCAGTTAAAAGAACAATACTCCGTAGAGACCGGAGTAGAGTATGATTTGGTAATTAGAAATAGGATTGACTATTCCCCCCATGTTGTATTAGACTTAAGTAAAGTCAAACTGGATGATGATGTTCTTGTCTATCAAGATCTAAAACAACCAGATGGAATGATTAGCGATTGGTTTGGTATGGGAACTACAAACACAATGAATGTTTTCTGTGGAGTCTATAATCATATTGGTCAATTAATACGTCAATCTAATGAAATGGATGGATATTGGTGTAATGAACTTCTTCTGAAGCATCATATCCAAAATAATAAAATCAGAATCAGTCCAGTAGATTTTCAGGTACATTATTAATGAAAAACAAAATTATTCTTTGGGGTCCTCTTCATGGGCAGAATACACATTCGTACATTTACTGGGCGCTTGAACGTGCTTTTGAAAAACTGGGTCAAGAAGTATATTGGTTCAGCGACCAAAGTCATCCAAGTTCTGCTGATTTTGACTATAGTGATTCTGTTTTTATCGTCGATAATCAGGGACTTACTGATAGGAATTGCCCTGTAAGAGATGACTGTATCTATTTTTCATACGATGAATTTAAGGATAATAAGTATCTTGGTAGAGTTAAAAGTCTCATCAATTTTAGGGTTGCAGAATATAAGCAAGTTTTCAAAGATGATGAAAGATATTTTGAGATAGAAAAGGGTGTGATGTTTGATACACAATCACCAGAACCTTATGATGTAATTCATCTTGCTTGGGCAACTAACATTCTTCCTGAAGAAATTGATATAGACGATGTTAATAATGAAAGACATAATGAATATAATTTTGTAGGAACGGTTCACTGTCCACGTCCTAATGCACCACCACTTCATCAAGATTTTATTGAGATTGTAAAAAATAATGGTATAGAATTTAATCATTATGATCCACAGAAAGGAAAGACTGAGGAGAATGAAAATATTCGTTTAATGCAAAGATCTATTTTTGTTCCAGACTTCCGTCCACAGGAACAGAAAGATAACTGGTATGTTCCTTGTAGGGTTATGAAAGCAATTAGTTATGGATGTCTGACTGTTTCTGATGCACCTTATCTCCAAGATTTTATTGATGGTAGTCTTTTAGTTTCTGAAGATGCACAAGAAATATTTGATCTTGGGATGGCAAATAAAGACAATAAAGAATTAATTCTTCATCAAATGGAAGTGGTCAAACGGGATCATACATACATCAATAGGTGTAAAGGTCTACTTAAAATTGTTGAAAAGATTAATGAGGGGGCAAGATAGTGAGTTTAGTTGATATTATAGAAAGGAACAATCTTGATATTGCCACAGACAAAAATACTCTTCACAATTATATAAAAGGTTTTTACGAAAAATATTTTGAACCATACAAAGATGCTGAAGTAAATTTGGTTGAAATTGGTGTATGGATGGGTGGATCAGTTAAACTTTGGTCTGAGTATTTTTCTAATGCAAGATCAATTATTGGAATTGAGTTAAACCAAGAATCTATATGGGATCAGTATAAAGAAGTTGAAAACTCAACATATTATTTTGGAGATGCTTATTCAAGAGAAATCTGTGATAGAATAAGTGATATTGATATTTTTATTGATGATGGTCCACATACTTTAGATAGTATGATAAAAGCTATCAAATTATATCTTCCTAAAGTAAATCCTGGTGGTATCTTTGTCATAGAAGATATTCAGGATTTTGCTTGGTTTGATGATTTAGAATCAACTGCTGCAGCAGTAATAAAAGAACTAGATACTTGTTCCTACGTTTTGGAAAAAATTGATCTTAGGGAAATGGTTAATGTCTATGGTGAAACCCGATATGACGATTTGATGTTTGTTATTAAAGTGAAATGATTGGATTTAATTTTCTTGGTAAAATGGGACAACTGGGAAACCAGATGTTTGAATATGCTTCCCTTCGTGGTATTGCAAAGAATCGTGGATTTAACTTTTGTATTCCATATCATCGTGAAGTATTTGATGATGGTATTGGGAATAAACTGCGGATTGAATTGTTTGATCCGTTTGTAATGACTAATGTCAACAACTTGAATATACAGTTGATTGATCAAGATAGACCAATTGTCAAAGAAAGTGGATTTGGATTCGATCAAAAATTATTTGATGAATGTCCAGACTGGGTATCACTTCAAGGATATTTTCAAACCGAAAAGTATTTCAAAGATATTGAAGATGAAATCCGTGAAGACTTCACATTCAAGAATGAAATATCTTTATTGTGTAAGCACAATATGAGTGAAGTTGATAGACCAATTGCATTACATATTCGTCGTGGAGACTTTCTAAGAAATTCACATAATCACACTAATCTTGGTTTGGATTATTATGAGAAATGTTTGAATAAATTTGAAAGTGATCGAACGGTGATTATTTTTTCTGATGATCCTGATTGGTGTAAAGAACAAGATTTATTTGAAGATGATAGATTCCTTGTTGCAGAAGGAAACGATAGTTACACAGATCTGTGTCTGATGAGTCTCTGTACTGATTTTATTATTGCCAACTCTACTTTTTCTTGGTGGGGTGCATGGTTATCAAAGAGCATGAATAAGACAGTATATACTCCAGATCCTGAGATTTGGTTTGGTCCAAATAATGCACATTTGGATACAAGTGATATAATTCCAGAAGACTGGGTAGTTGTAAAATGATTTATGTTACCGGTGCTGGTGGATTGGTTGGTTCTAGATTTTTAGAACTAACTGATAAGGAAGTAGTTCCTATTTCTTATAGGAATGAGGTCCCTGATGTTTTTGAATCCCATGAAAAATCTTGCTTAGTTCATCTTGCTTGGTCATCAACCACTAGAAATACATATGATGATATTGAAGATGTTATGCAACATGATGTCTATAACACAAAGAAGTTGTTTGAATATTACGTAAACAAAAATCCAAACGGAAAGATAATCTTTATTTCTTCTGCTGGCGATTTGCATCTAGGTCATCAAAGAACAGTTCTAGAAGGTAACGAACCCTCACCACATTCATTATATGGGGAATGTAAGCTTCATGTAGAAAATATGTTGAAAGAACTTCCATGTAAAACGGTTGTTCTGAGGACATCGAATATTTGGGGTGCAAATGTTTCTGCTAACAGAATTAATGGATTGGTAGATAAGTTGATAAGTGTTTTAGATACCGATCAAGTAGTAGAAATATTTGCTAACCTAAAAACTAGAGTTGACTTAGTTCACCTCGATGATTTTATTGATCTGTTGAATAAAGTCATTGATGATGATTTAGTTGGTCAACATGAACTTTTCTTGGTAGGAAGACAAAGTATCTGTCTTTGTGATATAATAGATATAGTATCAAGACGTGGATCGCTAAATCTTAGAATCAACCAGAAAGCAGAAAAAACATTTTTGCATATTGAAAATTTTAGGGTTAGAAAAACTTTTGATTGGGAACCTAAACATCTTCTAGAATGAAAATTGCTATTACATTTTGGGGAACTCAAAAATACATTGAGTTTCTTCCGGAATGGTATGAAAGACTTGAAAAGTATTTTGTACCTGGAGTAGAAAAACAATATTTTGTATTTACTGATGGAGACCTTGAAGGTTGTCCAGATAATATTACTAAGATGGAAATACCACACTATGGATTTCCTACAACTTATCATAAAACATTTGAGGAAATGTTGCGACTTGAAAAAGAAGTTGTGGATTATGATTGGTTGGTTTCTGTTGATGCAGATCTTTATATTCAACAAACTGTTGAGTATAAAGATTTTTTTGCTGAGGATAAAAAATATCTTGCAGTGCATCATCCATGTCATGCAGTTGGATTCCAACCACATAATAAGGAACCAGGTTCTTACGATGTGAATCCACTATCGAACGCCTGCATTACGGAAGACATTATGGATATGTCTGTCTATTACCAAGGGTGTTTGTGGGGAGGAAAAGTTTCTCATATCTTTGACATGATGAAACAGATTGATGAGTGGACTAAAGATGATCTTAAGAAGAATGTTTCAGCAAGATTCTTTGAAGAAAGTTATATGAATAAGTGGTTCCTTACACATAAGGATGATACAAATACACTTCCACCTTCATATGCATATCCTGAGATGTTTGCAAAATATTGTGAATTTGATAATATTATGATGCATCTAGCAAAAGACAATAAAGCACTCGACAATAATCAATGGTAAAATGAAGACAACAGTTTATTATCACATCTGGTCTCCTGCAGATACTGACCTCTGGAAGATCATGGTAGACGACCAGATCAAGCGTCTATATCGTTCCGGACTTCCCGAAGTAGCAACCGTGAAATGTGCTATAAATGGTCCACAAGCGTCCAGAATCAAGCAATTTGTTTCCTTGTATGATTGGATCAATATCATTGGTTGCAGGGACAGTGACGAAGAATATGAAGGGTTTACACTGAAGCATCTTTACGAAGATTGTGTAAATGAACGTGCCACTAAAGTGATGTACTTTCATACAAAAGGAATTAGTCACATGTGTGGTGTTCGTGATCAGTATTCTGACCGTAAGGTTCGAGCAATAAATAGTTGGAGACACCTCATGGAATGGGGGTGTATTGATAAATGGAAGGAAAATCTTGATCGACTTGATACCTATCAAGTTACCGGAGTCAATTATTGTCTAGACCCATGGCCACATATGAGTGGTAATTTCTGGTGGGCAAGAGCAGATTATATTTCAACACTACAGCATCCTACTAAAGATGCATTTGTTAGAGAGAAAGAAGACTTTGGTCCGATTGAAAGAATGAACTTTGAAAAATGGGTGGGCATGAAAGATCCGTCTGTTTCTAGTTTCTACAATCCACCATTTAGTTACGATTTCAAGGATATGACTCCTGATGTTCAACCTACGCCGCCAGGAGAACCACACTGGTTCTGGTTGTATCGTGACGACATTCATCCACACTATTTGAAAGAATCATGAATGCAAAATTTGGATGTTTTCATACAGTTTATGAGAACAAAAAAGCAACAGAATTTATTCTAAAAGAATTTAGAAAGTATCATCCAGATGCCCCATATACTATTTGTTGCGATGGTGGAGTAGATTATTCTGATCTTTGTGATAAGTATAATGTAAATTATGTTCATTCATATATGAGAATTGGGCGTAGGAATAGTGGTCATGAATCTGGCATCTATGGATTTACCAAGGATGAAAGTCTACATTGGATTCATATGTTCCGTGAGGCAGCACGCTATGTTCGTTCCAACGGCGGTACACATATGATTATGATGGAAGATGATGTTCTTACACAAGGTAAAGTAAAGATTCCTCCGGAATGGGAGTGTGCGGGATTTGATGTCCCTGGCAATAAAATTAAACCAGAGTTACTTCAATATATCAAAGCAAAGTATGGTGCCACTCCAAATGTAGATTGGTATGGTGCTGGTGGGGGAAGTATCTATAATATAGAAACTTTCTTAGACAACTATCATACGATTTATGATTTTATTGATTATGACTTTGATTATATCTTGAAGTTTCTTGATTATAGATTTGGATGGTTGGACCTTTATATGCAGATTGCATATTTTATTCTTGGAAAAGATTATTCAATTAATTCTAATCTTACAGAAGTTTGGAAGACACCTAACTTTAAAGAAACTGACTTCTCGCTTGTACACGCATATAAGGAACTTTACTGATGAAACTTGCATTAATTGGACCGGGCATTATGCCCATCCCCCCAACGGGATGGGGTGCTGTTGAAAGTCTTATTTGGGACTATGCACTTGAACTTGATGAACTGGGTCATGAAGGAACGATTGTTAATACTCCAGACTGGGATGAGATTATTAAATATCTGAATGAAGATTCATATGAATTTGCACATTTACATTATGATGTGTTTCATCCAATCATGGATAGAATTGCAAACGAAACAAATATTCCTAAGTTAGCAATTAGTAGTCACTATCCATATATTGACCAACCACATATGCATCGCCGTGATGGGTATGATCGCACGTTTGATTGGATTATCAATAATAAACAATATTATATTTTCTGTATCTCTAAGAAAGATTACCAAACTTTCAAGAATTCTGGTGCAGATGAAAGTAGATTGCTATTGTCTGAGAATGGTGCAAATCATAAACGATTTACCTATCGTAGCGAAGCAGTTCTTCCAGATCGTTCATTGTATCTTGGTCAGATCTATCATCGTAAGAAGCAATGGATGTATCAGGGAATCGATTCTATTGACTACGTGGGACAAGATACTGGTGCTACACCATTTGACCAAAGTAAAAACTATCTTGGGGAATGGACTGATGAGTATAAGAGAGAACATTTTACTGACTTTGCAAGTCTTGTTCTTTTGTCGGATGGTGAAAACGGAACACCGTTGGTAGTTAAAGAAGCTATCATTAATGGACTAGGTGTGGTAATATCTAAGTATGCTGCACATGATTTGCCAGACGATCTTCCCTTTGTTACCGTAATTCCAGATGACAGACTTACAGACATTCCATATGTCGAAAGTAAAATCAAAGAAAATCGCGAAGTATCAATTGGTATGAGAGATGAAATCCGCCAGTTTGGCATTGATAATTTCTCATGGGAAAGTCTTGTAAAACTTTATGCTGAAAACGTTGAAAAGATGGAAGCAAATGCGAATTAGTATTATTGGTCCAGCACTTCCAATCCCACCTGTAGGTTGGGGTGCTGTTGAGTCTTTGATTTGGGATATGAAATTATCTCTTGAAAAGATGGGACATGAAATTCAGATTATAAATGTATCCGATCCTGCTGAAATCATTAGGATGCTGAATAGATTTCGTCCGGATTTTGTTCACATCAATTATGATGATTGGATTCTTTTGTATTATTATATTCAGTATCCATGTGCAGTCACAACTCACTTTGCTTATATTGAACGTCCTGAAATGATGGGCGATTATAAACCAAGGATATTTGATAATTTTTGGAGAGTTCAACCGAACGTATTTGGTCTTTCTAGTGGAATCAATGATGTCTATAATCTTCTTGCAAACATTCCAAGACATAAATTATTTTTGAATCCAAATGGTGTAATGTTGGATAACTTTAGGAAGACTGACAGTCCTAAATTTTCTGATAGATCAATTTATCTTGCTAAGATAGATCATAGAAAACGCCAATTTAAATTTCAGGATATTGATAGTCTTTGGTATGCTGGAAATATTGCAGATCAAAGATTTGATAAATCTAAAAACTATCTTGGTGAGTGGCAAAAAGAATTTTTATATGATAACCTAACTGAGTATGGTAATCTAGTATTGCTTTCAGATGGTGAAGCACACCCCTTAGTTTGTATGGAAGCATTTGCTGCTGGACTTGGTGTGGTTGTCAGTGAATGGGGAACTGCTAATCTTGATCTAGATAAGAAATTTATCACGGTCATTGATGAAGAAAAAATTGATGATACTGAATATATCGAGAAAAAAATTATTGAGAATAGAAACTATTCAATTGAACATAGGGAAGAAATTCTTGACTATGCAAAAGAATTTGAATGGTGTAAAATACTAACAGATTATTATCTACCCAACGTACAGAAAGTTATCGATGGTTACTCTTAAAGAAACGCTGGACAAGAATAAGTCGGCATACAAATTGAATGGGTTTGGTCCTATTTACTGTATCAATCTTGATGGGCAACCGGAGAGATGGAAGTATATGGAGGAGCAGTTTGAATATTGGGAACTTACTAATTACGAACGTATCTCAGCATATGATGGTCGGGAAGATGATTTGAGTGATATCATTAAGGGAAGATATCCAGAACTAATGACTTCTGGTGAAGTTGGATGTGTAACTTCACACCTGAAAGCAATCAAACATTGGTTAGAAACATCAGATAGTCCTTATGCAATCATAATGGAGGATGATTGTAACTTAGATTTAGTTAAGTACTGGAACTTTACATGGTATGATGCAATTGCTAGAGTTCCATACGACTGGGATTTACTTCAACTTGCAATTATTTGTACAGGAGATATTCATGTTAAAATTCACAAAAGGTTTGTGAATGAATTTTCTACTGCTTGTTATGTAATTACAAGGCATCATGCAGAAAAAATGATTCGTCTTCATTGTCGGGGAGACAAATACAAACTGGATAACGGTGTTCGTCCACGTCCAGTTGCGGATGATCTTCTTTATAATTCTGGCAATTCATATTCAATTCCATTCCTTCTGTATAAAATTGAATTAGGTTCTAGTATTCATCCAGATCATGTTGATGCTTTTCATAAAGGTAATCACCAAGCAATTATGAACTTTTGGCAAACCCAAGGTGCTAGCTTTACAATTGAGAACTTTATGGACTATAATCCTTACCTGGGTCGAACAGTTGAAAGTTCTGCCCAACAAAAACAAGATGCGGAAAACCAGACATCTTGACAAAATCCTGAAGATCCTTTAGGATAAATAAAGTGTCACATGTGACAGTTGTGACATTACTTAACACATACTTACGAGGTTTAAACAAATGATCAAATCCGCAATCGCACTTGCTGCCGCTGCTCCTTTGATGGCAGCACCTGCCCTTGCAGGTCCCTACGTCAACGTAGAATCCAACGCAGGTTGGGCAGGCGACGATTACATTGGTGCAACTACAGACATTCACGTTGGATATGGTGGTGCTCTTGGTGAAGATGCATCCTGGTATATTCAGGGAGGCCCTGCCATTGTTGCAATCGATGGTGAAGAGAACGAAACCCGTTACTCCGGTAAGGTTGGGGTTGCTGCCGATCTGACTGATCGTCTTGGTGTTTATGGTGAACTTTCTGCAATCACTGCAACTGATTCTTTTGAAATGGATGATCTGGGTGTTGGTGGCAAACTGGGAGCAACTTTCTCCTTCTGATAGTTCATGCCGTAACACACATTACGATATCCTAACCTCCTCTTTATGGGGAGGTTTTTTTATGGTTAAAATTAAATTAACCTACACTACATAATGCGATTACCTTTTCTTAAAGACGGGATGCCAGCATCCTGTTATAATATTTGGGTAAACAAAGCAATTTACAAACACAAACAAATGAAAGCATTCGCAGTTGCCCTGCTCGGCTTGGCGGTCTCCGCCCCCGCAATGGCAGGTCCCTATGTAGAGTCCAAGCATGAGTTCAAAGGAACTGATGATGATTACAGCAAGGCTGTACATCAGGCACGGGTTGGTTATGAAACTAAAGTTGGAGCATTGTCTCCCTACATCGAAGGTGGTGTTGGTGTAACCTATCCAGAAGGAGGTGAAGAAACTACTTTCACTGCTCTGGAAGTCGGCACTAAGATCAAAATCACTGACAAGTTCGGTGCTTATGGTAAGTGGGAAAACATTTTCCAAAGTGAAGATGATACCCGTGATTGGAAAGTTGAAGTCGGCACAAAGTACAAGTTCTGAGGAATTGAAAAATGAAACGTTCACTTCTCCTTGCGGCAGGTTTAACTGCTGCTATCAGTATTCCCACAGTTGCACAAGCTTTCTGGTGGGGTGGGGACAAGAAGGCAGACGCCCCTGCTGTCTTCAAACTCAACGGGGCAGGTGCGACATTCCCTGCTCCTTTGTATAACTCCTGGTTCCAATCTTTCAATAAAGATACTGGAAACCAAGTGAACTATCAAGCAGTTGGTAGTGGTGCTGGTGTCCGTCAGTTTACTGCTAAGACTGTTGACTTCGGTGCCTCTGATGGTGCTGTGTCGGATGCTAAGCAGAAACTGCCGATGGTTCACATTCCCATGACTGGTGGTGCTATTGTCCCTGCTTACAACTATCCTGGTTGTGATGCCAAGATGACACAGACTCAACTTGCTGATGTCTTCCTTGGTAAGATTACAAACTGGAGCACCTTCGGTTGTGCTGATAAGCAGATCGTCACTGTTCATCGTTCTGATGGTAGTGGTACTACCAAAGGTTTCACTAACTCCCTGTCTGCTTTCTCTCCTGAGTGGAAGAAGACTGTAGGAACTGGTAAAGCAGTTCAGTGGCCTGTTGGTGTTGGTGGTAAAGGTAACTCTGGTGTTGCTGGTGTTATCAAGAACACTCAAGGTGCTATCGGTTATCTGAACTATGGTTATGTGAACGGTGGTAAGTTCCAACAGGTTGCTCTTCAGAATCGTGCGGGTAACTTTGTGAAAGCAAACAGTGAAACTTCTGCTGCAGGACTTGCCAAGATCGTTCTAGACGATAAACTTCGTGGGGCAGATCCTAACCCTGCAGGTGCCAATGCTTATCCCATTGTGTCCCTGACTTGGATCCTTGCTTATCCTGAATCCAAAACTGGAGTAAAGGAAACTCTTCGTTATATGTTGAGTGAAAAGTCGCAAGCGGTTTCAGATTCTTTGGGATATGTACCTCTTCCAGAGTCTCTTCGACAGAAATCTCTTGCTGCAGTCGAAACTATTAAGTGATATAAGTATAAATCACTACACAGCACCCCTTGACAGGGGTGCTTTTTTACTATATACTATGTAAAGATTTGCAACATAAAGTAAATGACTGTAACGACAAACGAATTAGGGCAACAAAATTTGTTTGCCAAAGAACCACAAATGTACGTCTCCAAGTCTGACGCTGAGCGTTATGGTTATGAGACATATGCAGAACGTGCAGAGAAATTGAATGGACGCACTGCTATGCTTGGATTTGTTGCTGCTATTGTCAGCTATGCTACTACTGGTAGTGTATTTTTCTTTGGTGTTTTCGGATTCTGAATGATGCTTGAACTTCTAACTTATTATGTAATTGTGAGCGTTGTTTTTATCGGCGCACCAGGAGTATTTTTCTACATCGTGTTCATGCCTGCCCTTCAAAACACAAAGGGTCGCATGGTTGGATACAAAGACCACAAAGTATATGGTGATTCTTCTATCTACGAAAACTCACCTTCAGACCAAAGTAAATTTTATCTCACTTTAAACTCATGAATGAAACCGCAGAACGTATTAATGGACTTGCAGCTATGATCGGTGTTATTGCCGCCATGGGTGCATATGCAGTCACAGGACAGATTATTCCTGGTATTTGGTGAACGACATGTTACTCATAGCAGCATCCATGTTAGGTGGATTTATATTTGCCGCCCTATTGAGTGATGATGTTGATGATGATGACGGTCCAGATGGGGGGATGATGATACCAGCATATTCACCATCACCTTCTTGACGAAAACTAAATAAGTATACTATACTAAGAGGTCTAAGAAAAGACCTCTTTTTTTATATGTTTCTAGAACTGCTACTATCCTTAACACCACTCGATTATACCTATCTTGCTAAAGTGATTCGTGTAGAAGCAGTTAGGAATACCTTCGACGAGTATTGTGTCGCTGCCTCTGTTCTTAATAGAGTCAATTCTAAAGTGTTTCCAAACAGTGTATATGAAGTTGTTCATGCAAAGAGTAGTAGAGGTCAGCATCAGTATCAAGGATTTGATTTAAAATATCCCAAAACCGATTGGGTGCTGGTAAACAAATTAAACTCCCTAGAAGGAAGAAAAAACATATTAAAAGCATATAGCATCATAGGAAACAGAACAGATTTTAAAGGACAATCTATGCTTAGGCACAGGGTTCCATCGGAGGATCCTATGTGCAGTTCAAACGGAAATTTCTACCATTATCACTGGCAATGATTATTAAAGCAATTAAGACGCTATTAGAACCAAAAAGAAAAATCACTGAAGATCAAATACAGTGTGCTATTGATGAACAGATTGTAGAATGTGAAAGTGAAGCATTTAAACAAGATGCTCTGAATTATTACACTGGAGTTCCTGCACCTGTCTATCTTGAAGATGATCCTTGGTTTGGACCTGCTCCTGTACGTTCCGAAAAACAACTTGATTATATTGAGCAAGAAACGTTTATCAAGCAGCAGCAAGCACAGGAAGTTGGTAAAGGAGAACCTGATAATATTCATCAATTAATGTATGAAATTGCAACTAAAAGTTCTGCAACTACGCTTCAATTAGATCCTGTTGGTGGATCTGAAAACTTTCAGGGAGGATCAGAAAATTTCCATGAATGAAGATTGGCGTTATGATGATAACCGTATGAAGTTAAGGGGAGAAGTTCTGAAGATTCTTCTTTCAAAGTACGGCGGAGAACTTGTTAATGGTGAACCTAAATATTCAGGACAATCCATTTATGAATGTGTCCACGATTGGGTATCACAAGGACATAAAACATCATTTGGGATTGTAAAATATTACGAGGCTTATTATGCAAAAAGTAATTAACGTATTAGCAGTTTTATCATTTGTTGGTGTTGCTGGTATCATCGGTGGTGGCACCTATGTTTATTTGCAAAAGGATTCTATCCTTGCAAGTGTTAAAGAAAAGGTTGCTAAAGCAGCAACAGAAGCGGTGGCAGGTGCTCTTCCTGGTATGATTGATTCTGCCATGCCAGAACTTCCTGGTGCTACAGGAGGTGCTGTTCCCTTTGGTGGAGCAGCACCTTCGATGACTGGTGGCGTATCTCTTCCATGATAAAGCACATTATTGCTGGACTTCTTCTAGGTATAGTTCATGGGGCAACTGTCCCCATGAAAGCAGAACCTACAAAGGGGTATTACACCATGGATGCCATGGGTTGCATGATAGTAAGAGAGTGTACTAGAGATGTTAAACGAATCAAAAGTATTCAAGATATTAAAGATCACTATCCCAGCAGTGATTTTAGTAGCATTGATTCTGAGTTTGATGACATCATCACCTCTTTTGATAGGATCGGAGTTGGTGTCTTTTTAGGTAATGAAAAATATTTTCCACCTGGACACAGAGGTGTTTATCATACGGTTTCTAATAATTTCTTTTTGAATGAAACTTTTATGCATCGTCAAAGCACACTCATGTCAGTGACCAGGCATGAAGGGTGGCACGCTGCACAGGATTGTATGGCAGGAACCATTGATAACAGTTTGATTGCTATTATTCATAATGAAGAAGATGTTCCTAGGATGTGGCAGGCAATTGCTAAAGATACTTACAAAATGACTCCAGGTGCAATTCCTTGGGAGAAGGAAGCATTTTGGGCAGGGCATACAGAAGGCATGACCGCCAAAGCACTTGATGCATGTGCTACTGGAAAGATGTGGGAGGTTTATAAACCAACACCATTGACCGAGGAATGGTTGCGCGAAAATAATTATATCAAATAAATAAAACTGCCTTGCTCTTTCAACATGGAGTCTGCTCCAAAGAAGAAAGAGGAAAAACAGTCGAATAAGTTTGATTGGGCGGACGAAGGATTGTCCGCTTTGGTGCGTGTTGTTATTCTTTCGTGGTCCGCAGCAATTCTTACACTTAATTATGTAACTATTCCTGGTGTTCCTCAGAAAAATATCGATCCGACTTTCATAGCCAGCGTGTTCACTGGGACGCTAGCTACTTTCGGGGTTGTTCCGGCGAAAAAAGATAAAAAAGAAGAGAAAAAACCAGAAGTAGAATCTAAGGGGAAAGTAGTATAATATGAATTTTGAATTGGATATGGAAGATTTTACAATCATCCAGAATGCATTACATTATTATAAACATGTTGAGAAACGAGGACATTTCTCAAAATTTGACGAGGAACGTGTAAATAGGTTGAGAGATAAACTCTCTTATCAAATGATCCCTAGCATGAATAGTAAAGATGGAACTGTTCCTTCGCCCCCTAGAAAACCAAAATGACCCTGTATGGAGTGTGATTATCTCGATAATCATACTCCTTTTTGGTGTTGGATATTATATTGTCTATATA